ATCCTTGAATATAAGGGTGTGGTGTGCATTGGTGGCCATTGGCGACGTGGCACTCATCGCATCAGGCTCCCACAAAGCAGCTTGATTCGTGAGTTCCGTGACGTGACAATGTTTGAGATTAATAACATGACAATATACAGATGACAACAACGACTTTCCCAATGCCCAAGAGTGAGATATTCCACGTGGGCGACACCGACAAAGTGGCTGCTATCATGAGCGAGGTGGAGAGCAGCGGCGACATCTTCGATGAAGATGCGCTGCCAGCTGTCGCCCCGGTGCCAGGATATGCCAACCGCTACCGATATGTCCCTTTTGGTGTTGACAATCAACTGCCATTCAACATCATTCGCCTCATAGGTGAGGACGAGATAATGAGTCAGAACAAGTATTTCAACGTCTTAACGTGCTATGGCAACGGCATGCGCTACAACGACCGCGCCACAGGCAAACCTACCAACGACCCCGAGATTGGTCGCTGGGTCATGCGAAACTCGCTCAACGAGTTCTTCCTTGAGCAGAGCACCGACATGAAATATTTCTTCTTTGCCGTGGCTGTGGTTATCTTGAGTCGTGACGGCTCTAAGATTGTGCAGATACGCCACAAAGAGGCGTGCTACTGCCGTCTTGAGAAGGCCAACGCACGAGGCGAGATTAAGCATGTGTTCTACGCCAACTGGCGTTCACAGACATCTCTCTCGGCTAAAGATGTAGAGATTATCACTCTGCTCGACGAGAAAGACCCACTCGGTCACCTTGAGGTGCTGATGGGGCGCGCTCCTGGGCGTGACGGTAAGATAGAAGTCCGCACCGGGCAGCGCAAGTTCGCCATTCTCATGCGCTTCCCCACTCCTGGCTTGCAATATTATCCCATTCCATACTATACTGCAATCTTCCGTGGTGACTGGTTTGACATTAAGAAGCTTATCGGCGTGGGTAAGAAAGCTAAGCTCAAGAACCACGCCTCGGTCAAGTACCAAGTAGAAGTCCACAAGGACTACTGGTATAATATATGTGATGAAGAACACATCACCGACCCACTGAAGATTCAGGAGCGCATCAAGCAGGAGAAGCAGAACATCAAGAACTTTGTCGCCGGCATTGAGAACTCGGGCAAAGTTTGGATCACCGGCTACTACATTGACCCAAACGGTAAGGAGAACCGCATGGTCCGCGTCAACGTTATTGACGCTGGCAAGGAAGGTGGCGACTGGAGCGAAGATATCCAGGAGGCCGCCAACATGACTTGCTACGGCGACAATATCCATCCTAACCTCGTGGGTGCTACTCCTGGCAAGAGCCAAAGCAACAACAGCGGCAGCGACAAGCGCGAACTCTTCACACTAAAGCAATCGCTTGAAAAGAGTTGGCATGACATCATGATGAAGGTGCACAATGTTGTAATATATTACAACGGTTGGGAGCATAAGGTTACTCCCGACGTGCCTCTTATCATGCTCACCACGCTCGACCAGCACACCGACGCACAAGAAGTATCACTAAATAACACCGACAATGATAACACAGGAACAATTTGAACTCTACATTCCCAGCGCGGTGATGCCCGATAGCTCTATCTATGACCGCATCGCTGAATATCTTGATGAAGGCGAGACCGAGGTCAAGTCGTTGCTTGGATCCACACTCTATGACTCTCGTGAGGATGACCAAGAACTGTTGGCACTATGCAACCGCATGGCGTGCCTCTTTGCCTACAAGACAGTAATTCCACAACTTGACTTGGTTCTCACCGAGAATGGTTTTGGTGTTGTGAGCAACCAAAACGTCGCTCCAGCGTCGATGCAGCGTGTGAACACTCTGCGCCAACAAGTGCAGCAGTCGCTCGAAGACACTATCGACGACCTGCTTGACTACTTGCGTGGTAATGCCGATTGGGTTAACACCTATGCTGCTACTGAGACCTTCCGCTCAATCGTGTGGAATGCCCACAAGCAGATGTTCTACTTTGGGCAACCTAACGCCCATCGCTCACAGATGGATGAGCTGCGCCCGAAAATAAGCAGCGCAGAGACAAAGTTGAAGCACTGCATCAGCGATGAGTTCTTTGACGAACTTTGCAACGCCGTGAAGATGCGTACTGCTACCGACATGCAGAACACATGCATCCATTATATAATGATGGTGATTGGTGCCGATGCAACCGATGACTACAAGATGGCTCGCTTCCATGTGGGCCGACTGGTTGACTTCCTTGATAGGAACATCAGCACATTCACCACATATGCCAACAGCACAGCTTACGCTGCCAACACATTCGAGCCTTATCGCAATGAGAAGGAAGACCCATGCTACTTTTTCGGCTGATCGCAATTCGTTGAACTTCGACTTGCCGAAGTCGTGGGCAGATCTTTCTGTGAAAGAACTGCGCATGGTGCTTCACTCTCGTGCTCGCTGGAGCGAAGGCCATGTGTCGAAGCTCGCCATCTTTATGCACTTCACCCAACTCGAAATCCTATATAAATATGATAAGGTTTGGGTGTGCCGTGTGCCAGTCATGGACAACAGCAAAGTGAAAAAGTATGGGTTCAACCTTGACCCGGCTCTCGTCGACAGCATGCTCGACTCGCTTAACTGGTTGGATGAACCTGGTAGTCGCCCCGTTCGACTTGACCGTCTGCACGGCGCGACTGCCTTGCCAGCCGAGTTCCATGGTGTGCCATTCGGCACCTATCTGCAATGCGAGAACTTGTATCAGGGCATTATGCAGAGTCAAAGCCCCGAAGCAGTCTCGGCAATGCTTAAACTGCTCTATCCTGGCATCAAGAAAGGTCACATTCAAGAATGGGTTGCGCTGATGATCATTCAGTGGTGGGCACAACTGAAGACATTGTTTGGTGTGCATTTCCCGAACTTCTTCAAGCCTGCTGAAGACGGTGGCGGTGTGGCCGACATGGCACAGATAATGAACAACCAAATTCGCGCACTCACCGAGGGTGACGTGACCAAAGAGAATGAGATTCTCGCCCTGGACACATGGCGAGCTCTCACCGAACTTGATGCCAAGGCAAGAGAGGCAGAAGAATTCAAACTTAAAACCAAGACCAAATGAACGACCGACAACTATTTGATTATATTGAGTACTTCCGTGGGCTGTGGCAAGCAAACAAGCTCGCCCAGGCATTCAACTTCAAGTTCTGCACATGCTCGGGCATAGAGACCTTGCAAGGACCATTGCAGCAGTTCAGAACCACCAACGCTTTCTTCTGTGTCGACGACACCAACGACGGCATCACCTTCCGTGGAACAAACGGCGGTTGGTTCAAGCGTCGCACCATCACAGTGTTCTTGATGCACCGCTTCAACATCAAGAACATGGACAGCTACAAGGCTGCACTGGCCATGTGTCGCAACTTGTTCCAACAACTTTACTCCAGGTTGCTCATTGATGAAGACTCGCTGAGCAACGACATGGTGTACCTCCGCAGCGAGAATATCTTGAGCCGCGAGTTGGGCCAATATTTTTTGAATGGTTGCACTGGGTTGTACTTTATGGTTGAAGTATCCGAGCCTGTGGACTTGACCTTCGATAGCTCACAATGGCAAGAAGTTGAACCATCGGACGAGACTTTCGACGAAACATTCGACGAGACTTATGGCTGAATCCACTCCACAACAGATAGAGGCACAACAACGCAAATGGCTCGACGAATGGGCTAAAATGATGGTCCAGATATGGCGAGATAAGTTGTCGTATTGGAACATTCGCCGAACGGGGACGCTGATGGGCAGCTTCCAAGAGGCTGTCAGCCATAATGGTCTCTCGGCTAATATTCTCATGCGCTTCTTGTCTTACGGTATCTATCAAGCCTACGGCACAGGCTTCGGCTATAAATCGGGTAACGGTGGCGACTTGAAATTTCTCGATCCTGCGTACCGACGTGAGCACCGTCTTGACGTTCCTCGCAAGGTTGGCCCTGCATGGGGTGGCTACTACACCAGTGGAGAACCACGCCAACGCCGAGACTGGTTCAACCCGAAGCTGTTCGGCTCGATGATGCGCCTTCGTGAGACTATGGCACGCATGATAGGTGAGGAAGCAGCTGCCGTCGTCTGTGATGCACTTGAGAATCCTCGGGCAGCACTTTAATAGTGTCTTTTTGACGTCGCTTGTTCTGTGATAAATTTGCAAATAAAATCTCTATAATATGGCGAACAAAACAATTGAACAAATCAAAGCGGAAGCGGCAACTGTTCGCGACGCAACAGTAGAAAAAGAGAACACCGCCATGCGCGTCGGCACAGTCTTAATTGACATGATCGACACGCTGAGCGAATCGGTTTCCATCAATGCGATTAAAGGTTATGTTGTAATCGACAGCACAAGCGAATTACCCGATAACCCAACTCCCGAACAGCAGCAAAAAGGATATTTGCTCGACACCACGCTCTACGTCTATGTAGGCGAAGGTGGCGACACTCTTGATGGCAAATACCAAAGCGCAGAGCTTAAAGGTGCAGACGGTCAAGACGGTGCACCCGGTCCTCAAGGACCAAAGGGCGACAGCGGTGTTGACCTGGGCGAAGTGGTGCTCGTCAACGACCTCACAACAGGTGGTGAGGGGAGCGCCCTGAGCGCAGAGATGGGCAAGGTGCTGAACGGCAAAGTGTCTATAGATGAGCAATCATCGTGGGGCGATACCACTGGCTCAAGTTCTGCTTATGGGCAATATATGTGGCCGTTTTTTAAGCCTATCAGCCAAGCATGCACCGTAACCAAACTATATGTCAACGAGGCATATGCATCAAGTTTGGCAAGCAACACAAGTATAAAGTTGTTTGTCGCAGAACTGAATGCTGAAAAAACGGTATATAGTATCACAAGATTGGTGACAGCCACACTTCTTGCAGGCGAAAGCAGTGTAGACCTAAATATTGATTTGCCTGCCAATAGCTCTCTTTATATTGAGTTT